GTATTAACAGGTCCAATTATTCCGCCATTGCCAGCCATAATAATTTAACCCTCCTAAGCGTCGTCTAAGACTTCATATGTAATGAATAGTTCTAAGTCTCCAGTTGCACTTGCACCACCTTTAAGAACATCGCCTTCCATTAAATAAATAGGAGTATCGGATACTACTAAAGATGCATCAGCTGGGACTGAAATTGTTTTTGCTAAATATGTTGTAGCCGAAGCACCTGTTGGCGTTAAACCATTCGCTGCTCCTGTTCCCATTCCATCTACATATAAATTTAAATCTGCTGCGGCACTTCCATCAACATTTGAACAAACAATTCTATTTATTTTTAATAATTTTTCTGCGTCCACTGTTAATAAAGTTGCTGTTAAAGTATTAGATAATGCCCAACCATAATTACCACCATAAATCGTTGAGACTGATACTATATTTGGGTTTGCCATAATTTAATTCCTTTGTTGTTATTATCCGAAAATCATTGCCATTGCAATAGCTTTTCCAGTTGATATTCCTGCCGCTGGAAGGGTAGCAAAAGTGACCGATCCTGAACCATCTGTTTGTAATACTTGAGAAGCAGAGCCATCTGTAGCTGGTAAAGTATAAACCGGTTGAGCTGCTGCTGTACCTGCTGATCCTCTAGCACTAATTAAGCCAGCTGATCTAATATCTGTACCATCATGAAAACACCAAGTATTACCATATTTTGGTATAGTTATTCCAGTAGCTCCTGTAACTTTAAAAGTTATTGTATCAGAACCTGTTCGTGTAGTTCCATCGATAATTAAGAAGGGTTTTAAAATATCAGCCGCACCTCCAGGAGAAGATCCTGAACCTGCTTGTTCTGCTATATCTAACGTTCTACTTGATCCACCAGTTGTACCTGTTAATTTAACAACGATTGCTCTACCATTATAAGTTCCTGTAGAATTATCAGGTATAGTTAAAGTTCTGTCTGCCGTCATTGGTACTTCAATGTACGTAAACATATCTCTTAAATAATTTAAATTAAGATTGGTATTATCACCCCATGTACCAGCGTTTTCACCAGTGGTCATTAGGTTAAAACCAAATGCATTATAATTTGATGCCATAAAAATCTCCTAAGCTGCTACTTCCGTATAAGTTACATCCGTACCTGTTGATACTTCACTATACGATACAGGTGTTCCCGTGTCAACCTCATTATATGCAAATACTGTTGGCAGTCCAGGGTTAATAGTGACAGAAACTCCAGTAGGGAATACGTTAGCATTTGCTTTAAAAGAAAGACTACCTAAAGCTGTAGTTAAAGCTTGACCTACTACAGGGTAACCAGAAGCCTGTCTTATAATACCAGTGGTAGAAGCAGCTGAAACTCCAGTAGGATAGACCCATGCATCTCCTACTTGATCTGTTTCATTTATTCCCGTTTCTCCAACTACACCAGTTGGGAAAACATGAGCATCTCCAGTTAAAGTTAGTGAGCCAGTAGCTCCCGTAGCACTTACTCCCGTAACATCTATTTGAGCAGGTCCTTCTACAATGGTATTTCCAACAGCACCCGTTAATCCTAAACCAGTTATAGAAACATTAGCGTCTGCAATAGTTGATACACTTCCAATAGCACTTTGTGCGGCTACTCCAAATGGTATTTCTAAATCTTTTCTAAGTTCAACTCCGATAGGACCAATAGTCCAGCTCATGGATAAGCCAGTAACAGCTATTCCTACATCCCCTTGATGAGTAACACTTCCAATTGCTGTGGATGCACTAACTCCGGTAACTGGAACATTTTTAACAAGTTCTATTCCAATAGATCCAATAGCAGTAGTAGCACCAACACCTGTTACAGTAGTAATAGCATCATCAGTACCACCCCATACTTGAGATCCCCAAGTATCTCTACCCCATCCAGTTAAATTGTAAGCTGATTCGTTTCCAACTGCAGTCGTTGCAGCTACACCTGTAACGGAAATACTAATGGATCCTTGATCTCCCCAGAGACCATCTCCCCATTTTAACGAGCCCCAAGTGTTCGCCATAAGGAATTACCTCCTTACGATATTCTTAGGATAGCTAATGTATCTGTGAAATTTGGAAATTGAATTGTAAAAGTTCCAGCAGTTGCAGTTTTATCTCCACCAAAATCTAAAACACAAACTGCTTTATCAGCAGAAGATGCATTATAAATTAAAGCTCCTCTAGCTGTAATTGAAGCAGTTAACCAAGAAAGGTTTGTCCAATCGACAATTGCTGTATCATTTGATAGTTTATGAGTTTGCCCAGCTACAGCTAATAATTTTCCTTTTGCTCCATATCCTGTACCGCTAGTCTCACCAGAAGATGTATAATCTGTTGTAGATTTTCCAAGAACTGCTGAACTCGTATACAAAGCTAAATAAAATTTATTACCAGATGTTTGAGTAAAATTGTGAGTTGCACTTAAAAGTTGATTTTTAAATGTATTACACACTGCGCTAGTTGTTATTGCCATAATAATCTCCTACTTAATCAGTCCTGCATCAGTTGTTGAAGGAGTGTTCATTGGAATTCTAATTGTTCCACTTGTATAATCACCTCTTCTACGTCTTCCAATTTGTTCAAGACCGAACTTATCTACCTCTTGTTTATATCTATTTTCATAGTATGTCAACATATCCATGGGACCTTTTAAAAATCCATATGCCTCTATCAGGCACGCATAAAGCATCCCATTAGGGAACTTCTGACTTAAGAAAGTTTGAGTATTACCCGAGCTTAATTGATCAGGCATGATAGAATATTCTACTTCAATCGTATAAGTAGCGTCTGGAGAAGGTCCAATCTTATAATAATTAGTATTATTACTAGCTCCTTGACCGGATTGAAACATAGCATAGTATCTAGGTTTACCTGTATTAGCTACTTCATCTTGCGTATATTCATCTAACAACGTTTGATCTACTTTTTGAAGATACCACATATCATTATTTGAATCGGTTAATTTAATAGCTCTAATAAATTCTTCATTACCAGGAGTGTTATAAGTTCCTTGACCTACAATCAAAGTAGCAGTTTGATATTTTCTCATAGCATCGGTTGCTACATCTCTATTAATTCTATTTTCAGCAGACATAATAAAATTATCTATAATACCAGATGTAAAAAGAGAACTATCTACTTCAGTATAATCTCTGATTGCTGTTGTTAAAGTTGCGTATGTATATCCTGCCATTATGCTTGTAAGGTAACTGGTCCTATAGACACAGATCCTCCTCCTTGTACATTACCAGTTGTAGCACTAGATCCACTGACTGTAAATTGATAATTATTATAAGTTTGAACATAAGTAGTACCCCATTGAGAGATCACATGACCTGCTGCTCTTGAAATTTCAGCACCATCAATTCCATCAAAATTAGGAATATTAGCATATGTAGCCACTGGATTGCTTGTTGTTCCAGTACCTGGTGATACCGTAGGAGGCCCATAAAACCTATATGTATCCCCCAGAGTTCTACTATGTCCTGGTTGATGAACTCTAACTACATCACTTCCTTGGGCTGTGGTAAAAAAAGGATTAAATTGTAATAAACTAGTTGTTGCAAATTCTGTTCTAGCTGGTCTAGCTCTCATTAAAGCTTGAGGGTCTCCTCCTGTAACTTTAATTTCTAATTGAGGGGATTTAGATTCATATTCAGAAATATGGACCCATGCTCCTGTCCATTCTCTTACCATTTCTAAATAAGGAAAAGCTTGACCACTTCTATCTGAAATGGAAAGCGCATATTTCCCTTGGGCAAATCGCGCTGTCATTATGATACCGCCGGATAATAAGTTTGAGGAGTTATAAATGTACTCGAAGCTGAACCATCTTCTGCCAATGCTCTACCTAATTCATCTTCATAATATAACTTTAATTCTTGTGTTTTTGCAGGATTAATTTTTTGACTTAAATAAAAAGCTAAACCTGAAACTAAACAAGGATAAAATCTATAAGGTACTTCAGGGTTATTAGCATAAGGAGTACCTGTTGTTTGAGGGGCTCCCGTATCAGGGAACGCGATTCCTGGATCTTCAATTCTTCTCACATAATAAATATTAAGAAACTTACCTGCTTGAGAAGATCCCGGTGTAATATAAGTAGTTAAAGTAGTTTTATTAATAAATCTTTGGATCCAAAACTGACTTGGAACTCCTTGAGATTCTTTGTTGGTTAAAGCTGAATAAGTAGATCTATCAATTTTAGTTAATACAATATCTGATTGATCTGTTGTTCCATCATTAGTTCTGTAAGAAGTCGTTAAAATATCTGTAGCATTATAAATAAAAGTACTAGATGCATCTGATCTAGCGGGATTAACTGTATCTGATCCTCTTGCTGCTGCACTTTTATAAACATCGTAAGTATTCTGTCCACTATTTATATAAATATTAGTATTGGAAACCGTCCAAAAATGCAGGCCTCTATTTCCCCATTCAGAAAATAAAATGTTAAGTGAAAAAAGAGCGGTTTTAAGATTATAACCCGATGTCAATTGAACTTGACATCTTTCATAAGCCTCTTCAATACATTGTGTTATCGAAGGCTCAAATGCAACTGTTCCTGATGTTGCCATTTATCCTCCTAACCGTAAAATACTGTAACTGGTGTTGCTCCACTTAAAGTAACTTTAAGACTTGTCTCACATCTTAATCCTGTACCAGGAAATTGAATGTATTGAGATATTGCTGCTTTATTAGTTGCATCATCAGTTGCTGGTAAATCAAAAAAAGCAACGTCCGTAGTATCATCTTGTATTTTTATAGTTGTTGCCACTGTATCTTTAGGTTGAACCATATAGATGCCTAAGCATCTTGCTGGACCTGCAAAAATAACATGTGTAGCTGCAGTCTTAATACTTGTAACACTGGATTTTATATTTACTGGGTATGTACTCATAATTTTCTCCTATTCTGCGAGCTCCCGAAGGAGCTCACAAAGTTTATCCATTAAGCACTGAACAGGAAAGTTCCTGCAGTAGCTGTTGTATATTTTCCTAAATCGCTAGCGACATTCCAAATACCTTTTTCAAAGCATGTAAAATACACATAACAACCAGTTGAAAATATATTAGTTGCCGCATTAACAGGTGTGTACGTCATTTTAGTTTCATCTGCGATAGACGTATCAATAGTTACTTCGGCACCAGAAGTAGTTTCAATTTTTGAACCTGTTCTGAATACATCACTACCTGCACAATCAAAACTAAGTGCAGCAACTGCTGCATTCGCTACATCTTTTGATTGAAGATGCACTACAATAGTTCCTACAGTTGCTGCTGGTAATGTTACCGCTTGAGCAGCTGCGCCTGTGTAATCATTAATTGTAATTACATTAGCAGTGTAAGTTAAAGTAGCTCCTGTTCCAACAGCAGTAGCTGTTAAACTAGTTAAATCTGGTTTCATTCCTAGAAACCTTGATGTAACAACTCCTGTGTTAGTTGCTTTATTGATCTGTTGAAATCCTTTTTGGGCTCTAACTGGACCATTAAACGTTGTGTTTGCCATAATATTCCTCCTAGAATATTTAAATGTAGTCCCTAGGGCAGTCGACTATACGCGTCTACATTTATATGATTATAAAATTTGTATAGTAAGTTATTTATATAGTAGATTTTAGTAGAGTGCAAGAGATCCTATAAGAAATATACGATTTCAGCGATGTAGCTTTTGTTTAAGTAGCTACAGAAACTTGAGCGGCAGCACTATTGATTGCATTTTCTCTATCTGCAATCTTAGATTCTTCGAGTTTGATCTCAGTGATAACTTTTTTAATAGCGTTATCAATTTCGACCATATTAAGAGTATATTTACCATTCTGCTCATACTCCAACTGCCAATTCAACTCCAAGGACCGTTTTTGTTTGTATAGGTCTTGTACCATCCACAACCTCCTCATAGGTTATTCTGTGGGGACTGTCTCTAAACATTCCCGTTGATTCCCACTTTATACTCTTTTCTCCAATTTTGTCAAGGATAGAGTTTTCAATGGATTTAGCATTATCTTCCGCTTCTACCTTAAAAGAAGCATGATGATCGTAAGCCCATATATTAACGGTGAATGTGTGCATTTTTTCTTTCTATTTAAGAAATGTGGCGAAACTATGTTCCGCCACATTAAATTGTTTAAGATTACACTCCAGGTGTTCCGAAGATTCCTCTCCAGTCTGAACATCCAAATGCGTATCTCTCTCTAGCTTTGTATCTAACGTTTCCAGTATCGAAATCGCCTTCCATTGAAGTTTTCAACGGTGCTCTATCGAAATGTTTCATTCCGTTAGGTACATCAGTGATCATGAACCAAGCGTCAGTATCAGCTAAATAATTATTAATTACAAAACCTTCTGGAACTGCTCCCATTGATTTAACTGCATTAATATCATTGTCTGCTGTCTGAGTTCTACCTTGAGATTTCATCAATCGCTCTGCAACGAACTGCAAGTTAACCGGAAGAACCATTCTTCTCGGTTTAGCTGCAATTTTAAGACCTCTTTCATCTTTAGCTTGCGCGATCTGAATGATCAGCGCTTCTAAAGAAGTTTCATTTAAGTCTGCTGCGTTAGTTAACAAGTTACTTTGATTACCAGATAACGTAGGGTGAGAATTTACAATAAGAAATTGTCCATCGCCGAAAGTTCCAGCTGTGAACGCATTGTTAAGTAAAGCCGCGCCTTTAGTATTCTTAGTACTCGCCATAGATCTTGCTAATGCTTTTGTGTATCTAGAAGAAAGTCTGTCATAAAGGTTGTCCTCTATTGCTTCTTCTGTGATTGCAAAAGCTAGTGCAATTGTTTCCATCGTGTATCTAGCAGTGTAAGTTTCCTGAGCTGTATCAAAACTTACGTTTTGACCTTCAGGTTTTACTGCTGCATCACCAAAACCAGATAACATAACTTCCTCTTCGAAAGCTCTGTCAGATGATTCTGTTACGTAGATGTCTTTAGTTTGATCTGCGTACTGTTTGTATTCCAACCCGAATAAAGCGTTTAAACCGGGCTCTAGCTCTTTGATGAGCTGCTGTCGTGATATTGCCATAGTTATTTACTCCTATATTCCAGTTAGGTATACATGTTTACCGACATTGAATCTAACTATCCAGTTAGAGTTCGCTGTTGAAACGTCGCTGTTTGAAGGATCTTCAGATAATCTAAGAACAGTGAACATATCGTTTGCTCCTGCTGTTCCAGATAATTCCTCTTTAGATCTACCATTACTTACTGCTGTTCCTGCTGTATAAACCATATCACACGCTCTTCCCACAACTGCTTGAGTGTGAGTTCCAGCCGTCTGAACTTCGAATAAGTCATCAGGATCATCATAAATAAAGGCATTCGCTGCTGCAGCTACGTCACCAGGCCAGTAGTTTTGAAACGTTGGTTTCTGAGTTGTTGGATCATCGTAAAGACAACCGTTAAAGATACCTACATTACGTGTTGCATCAGTTTCAGATGGGCCTACGTATCCAGCAGTCACAGTTGTGCCGCCTTCTACTTTTAAGCCACCAGAACCTGCTAATGCAACAACGTCACCAGCATAAATCGCAGCAGTTTGTCCTGATGCAATTTTGTACTGTGAAGTACCATTAGAAGTTGGTCTACTACCTAATCCGCCGACT